TCTTTTTCATTTTTGGCATTATTTTTCCTACGCACCAAGTATTAAAAGTTGTTGGCTTAAATCCTAGTTCTTCCGCAATTTCTTTTTGTTGTTTGCCACTTTTGTGAATGTAGTAGTTTAAATTTTTAGAAAAAATTCTGCACTGTTTTTCTTCCTCGTAATCTTCTTTTTCCGGGTTTATCAAATCATAAACTTCCATACCTAAAACCTTGGCAAACAAAACTATTTTCGATAGTGATAAATCAACCTCTCCCTTTTCTATTTTCGCAATAGAGGAGCGACTTGTATAGCCTGTTCTTCTAGCTAATTCCTCTTGAGACATATTTATTTTTATACGTTGTTCCCTGATAGCGGAATACAAGCTAGGAATAGGACTCATTGCGGCTTTTTCTTCGTCCCACTTTACGATAAGTTCCGGTGAAATGTCTAATGCGGAAGAAATTTTTTGTACTGCTTCAACGTCAATTCGTTTAATTTGCCCAGTCTCGTATTTTTGCATTGTCGATTCTGTAATCCCCACCTTACGGCCGAGTTCTTTCAAAGTCATATTTCTTTGTTTTCGGTAAAATTTTATATTTTCTCCAATTTCAAATGTAAAATTACTCATTTTCTGACTCCTCCTCTAATAGCCTATCTATGTACCCGTAAACTTGATACTTGTGATTACTATTTAATGATAAAAATTTAGAAATATATTCCGAATCTTGCGAAAAATCAAGGCTTTTGTCAAGAATATCATATCCCATAAGCCACAGGTGGTTAACCCCTAGAATTTTAGCAAGTCTTTTTGCAGTTAATTCAGATGGTTTGTGAAATCCGTTTATATATTGGCTTATTGAGGATTTACTTACCCCGGAAGCGTTCGCCAACTCTTGAGGTTTCATATTTACTCTATACAAGGATTCGGATAATCTTTTGGAAGTAATTTTGTATTTCAAATATTTTCCTCCTCATATTCAAGGTGTGTATAGCATATAATATAATAAAAATTAAGTTTTTAGGAGGGGCTGCATATGGATTACGGAAAAGAGATTATCAAAATGATAAAACAAGTAAAAAATAAAGGGGAGTTGCAATATATTTATACAATTCTAAATACATATCTTAACAGAAAAAGCAAGGCGGACTAAGCCTTGCTTTTCTTGCTCAGAGAAAAAATTATTTGCTTAATGGCATCCTTGTCCTCTTTTTCGAGATTTTGATACTCCATTATCATTTCTAAAACATCAGGCTCATTCATAATGTTTCCGATTACAACTCCGTACTCATCGGAACTTTTAGAACCCACAAGATAAGAGGGGGTTATTTCTAAAATCCCACAAAGCAATTCTACTGTATCCATATCTGGTCTACATTTATCCTTTTCCCAATCACTTATTGAATTGTGCTTTGCTCCAATCATTTCGGCGAGTTTTCTCTGAGTTAATGCTTTGTTTTTTCTTGCTTCTTTTAACTTTTCTCCAAATGTCATATTCTCTCCTTTCACTATAATAATACAACAATAATTTCGATGAGTCAACAAAAAAATTTCGAAAATTTCGAAAAAAGTTATTGACATTCGAATAAATCGAAGTTATAATGTAATTGTTCGAAAGAACCGAAATTAAAAGAAAGGAGAAAACCGAATGTGTGTTGGACAGAAAATTAAAGCATATCTCAAAGATAACGGAATAACGCAGACCTTTGTGGCTAACAAGGCAGGGATTCCGGTGCAAAAATTGAATTTATCTTTAAACGGAAATCGTAAATTAGATTTCGACGAATACGAATTAATTTGCGGAGCACTTTCTGTTGGAACAGATAAATTTCTTACCCCTAGACTTCCGGGATGAAAATAGAAAGTAAGGTGACTAGATGGAAAATTTGATTCCTGTTAACTATGATGCGGAGCAGCCAACTGTTTCCGCAAGAGATTTGTACGAATCGTTGAATATTAAAACAAAATTTAATGATTGGTTTTCAAGAATGTGCGAATACGGCTTTCAAAATGGCATAGATTTCAACTTACTCAAAATTGAGCAAGTTCAAATAGAAGGAGTGCGTAAGGTAAAGAGAGCTATAACAGATTATCAAATTTCTGTAGATATGGCGAAACAGATTTGCATGATTCAGAGGACACCAGAAGGAAAACAGATTCGTCAATATTTTCTCGACCTTGAGAAAGCATGGAACACGCCAGAACAGGTTTTTGCCAGAGCCTTAAGAATGGCTGACAAAACCATTGAATCTTTAAAAGCTGACAATGCAGTTTTGCTTGAAAGCGTTGAGCGTATGCGACCAAAAGAAGTGTTTGCAGATGCCGTTTCAGCAAGTCAGACCTCAATTTTGATTGGTGAGCTTGCGAAGCTGTTAAAACAGAATGGCATCGAAATCGGACAACGAAGATTGTTTTCTTGGATGCGTGAAAATGGCTTTCTACTCAAACGTGGGTCAAGCAGAAACATGCCAGCCCAGAAAGGTATGGAGCTTGGATTGTTTGAAATCAAGGAAGGCTCCTACATTAACGGAGCGGGTGAAAATATCATCACCAAGACAACTAAAGTCACGGGTAAAGGACAGCAATATTTTATTAATAAATTCTTGCAATGTCAGGAACTTACGAAAAGAGAGGAGTAAAAAAAATGAATGAACCTCCGAGACCAGAGTATGTTGCTAGACTACTCTACACCCTCTTAGGACGACAACAAGGTGTAGAGTATGACAAAGTATTCTACACTGATAAAGACGGTGTAGAGCATGAGGTAAAAAAGGAAGAGCCCTACCATTAAGCTCTTACGATAAATCATACAAGTAAATCATACAAAAGACTTGGCAATTTGTCAAGATAGGAGGTAGACATGGCAGTAATGAGAATAAATAAAACGACAGACTACACCGTTATGTCGAATTATCATTTTAGAGAAAAGGATATGTCTTTAAAAGCAAAAGGTCTACTGAGTCTTATGCTTAGTTTACCGGAAGACTGGGACTTTACAGTTAAAGGACTGGCAAATTTGAATAAAGACGGCGTAGACGGCGTGAGAGCCGCATTAGAAGAGTTAAAATCGTTCGGATACCTGAAAGTGACTCGTGAGAGAAACGAGAAAGGACAGGTAAGCGGTACAGTTTACGACATTTACGAAAAGCCAACACAGGAAAAACCTGTATTGGAAGAACCTAAAGAGGAAAAGCCTATATTGGAAAATCCAACACAGGAAAAACCTATACAGGAAAATCCAACGCAATTAAATACTAAAGGAATAAAATACTTAAATAATAAAATACTTAAGGAATCAAGTACTAAAGGAATAAAAGAGAGTGCGCGCGCAAAGAAAGAGCCGGAACAGTATTTCGAGGACAAAGAACTTAACTGTAAGTTTCTGGAATTCCTTGCTATGCGTAAGAAAATCAGAAAGCCAGTAAGAACAGACAGAGCCTTGAAAGCTTTGCTCAAAAAATTACACGAGCTGTCCGGAGGAGATTTGGGAACGATGAAAAAAATCGTAGACCAGTCATTAGACAAGGAGTGGTTGGGATTCTTTGAGCTGAAGACAGGTAACGACAACACGAAGAACATTAACGACCGACTGTACGGAGATATACAGCACTGGGCGGCACAGAAAGAACAGGAGGGAGGCGGAATGTATGACGATTTCGGAGTTCTCTAAAATCGTAGCCGCATTAAAGACCGTTTATACGTCTCCGGGATTTATTCCCAACGAGCCAGCGTTGGATATGTGGTACCGCTTGGTGGGCAAAAATAACGACTACCAGACAATAAGCGTAGCGGCACAAATGTACATGACAACAGGTAAGTTTCCACCTACACCGGCAGATATTTTGGAGTGTGCCAGTAAACTCAAGACAGAAAGTAACTACCTGAGCGAGCAGGAAGCATGGGCAACAGTGGCAAAGGCGTGCAGCAATGGAATTTACGGTTACAGAGAGGAGTTTGACAAACTGCCCCCTACGTTGCAAAAGGCAGTAGGAACGCCACAGACGCTCCATGACTGGGCGGTAGTAGATTCAGCGGACTTTCAGACGGTCATACAGTCAAACTTCCTCAGAAGCTACAGAGCGGCGTTAGAAGCACAAAAGGAGATAGACAAGTACCCACCGAAACTCCAAGAGATGATACAGGTGGCGGGAGCGATAGAGCAGAAGGAAACAATACCAGAACTACCCACACTAGGAGAAATAGTTGGGCGGTTAGAGCAGGATAATAAAAATTATCCCCCGGAGCAGTGCGAGGGAGCGTTAGGGGATTGGATAGCGGAAAAGAAAGAGAGGTTAGGCTATGGATGCAATGATTAATGCGACATGGTTCCGGGCGAAGGAATACGACGATGAAGTGATGGGGAAAGGAGTAATCCCGGCAGAAGTCACGATCACCGTCAAAGACAAAGAGGTAGCGCAAGGGATGCTCGAATTGTTTAGGACGGGCGTTGAAAACAGCGGAGACATGAAAAAAATAGAGGCATACGCCAGAGGCTACAACGAGCTGAGCAAGGCTATTAAAGAGGCATGGGGGACAGGAAATGGAACGAGGATTTGACCCGGCTAGAGAATATTTAAAGACGCAACAACTTGAGGCAGAATATGAGTACAGAACAGCACACAAAGCAATCAAACGAGGTGCGGCGAACTACAGCGAATACGAGAGATATGAGGAGGAATTAGAACAATGACATTATACGAGATTGACAGTGCAATCATGGATTGCGTAGACGAAGAAACAGGCGAAATTATTGACCTTGAAAAACTTGAGGCTCTCAACATTGAGAGAGACAAAAAGGTGGAGGGAATCGCGCTGGCGGTGAAGAATTATGCTGCAGAAGCAAAGGCAATCAAGGAGGAAGAAGAAAAGCTTGCGAAACGCCGCAGAAGTTGCGAGAACGCCGCACAGAGGTGCAAGGACTATCTGTCCCATGCTCTTGACGGCGAAAAACTTAAAACGGCAAGAGTAAGTGTATTCTACAAGAGCAGCGAGTCCGTAACCATTGACGACTTAGGCAGCCTGGCAGGGGAATACATCAGGATTCCAGAGCCACAGGCGGACAAGACAGCGATTAAAAAGGCGATTAAAGCCGGGAAAGAGGTCACAGGGGCGCATCTTGAGACCTCAAAGAGCGTGATCGTGAGGTAAGAAAGATGGGAGATGTTTACAAAAAGTTGCAAAGAATTCAGGCAGAATTAAAGGTGCCAAAGAGTAAATACAGTGAGTATGGCGGCTATAGTTACAGGAGCTTAGAGGACATCTATGAGGCAGTAAAGCCTTTATTGGACAGGGAAGGCTTAATATTAGCCGTAAACGACGAAGTTATTATGCTGGGCAACCGATTTTACATAAAGGCGACAGCGATTTTAAAAGACATAGAAAGCGAGGGCAGTTTTCGCACTACAGCATACGCCAGGGAGGAGGAAAGCAAAAAAAAGATGGATGCAGCACAAGTTACCGGCTCAGCATCGAGCTACGCGAGAAAATACGCGCTAAATAGCTTGTTTCTTCTGGACGACTCGAAAGACGCGGATACAGACGAATACAAACGCAACGAGGTTGTCACGGAGAAAGAGGCGAAACGACTCTATGATTTGATGCAAAAAAAAGGAATGACGGAAGCCCAGATTAAAGAATGGGCAAGTCAAAGAGGTTTAAAATCATTGTACCAGACGACGCAACAACAATATGCCGAAGCCATGAAGGAATTAGGACTAAAATAGCATGGATTTAACTGGAAAAATAAAAAACTTAGCGGTGGATTATTTTAGCAAAAAGATAAAAGTTACCCTGGAAATCAACGAGGCGGAGCGGTTTATAAAGGGCGTGGATGAACTGAAAAAGCTGGAAAAGCTGTCCGTAATAATTAAACCGTTCCGCAAGAAAAGGAGCTTGTCGGCAAACGCTTATTTCCACGTCCTAGTCACCAAAATAGCGGAAAAAGTCGGAACGAGCAAGGCAGAAGCCAAGAATTTGATGATAGGCAGATACGGACAGCCGGAGCTGATAAAAGGGGACATAGCAGTTTTAAAAACCAATGTTCCAACCAACATCATGTACAAAAAAGAGGACATTCACACGGTTGCGATAGGACGGCGGATAGAAAAAGGCAAAGAGGTAGTGTTTTACAGGCTCATGCGAGGTTCACACACCTACGACAGCCGGGAAATGAGTGAGCTAATCAAAGGCACGATACAGGAAGCGGAAGACTTAGGAATTGAAACGCTAACCCCAAGAGAATTGGAACAAATACTAGGAAAATGGAAGCCAAGAAAGGAAGAAGAGAAATGAAAAAATTTGAATTAACAACAGAATTTATCACAAATGCATTTGGAAAAAAGTTATTTAGAATTAAAGCACTGGTTGAATTTGGAGACGTGAAAGCTGGAGAACTTGGAGGATATGTAGAGAAAGAGGGAAATGTATCGCAAGCCGACAACGCATGGGTTTCCGGCGACGCAAGGGTTTACGGCGACGCAAGGGTTTCCGGCAACGCAGAGGTTTCCGGCGACGCAGAGGTTTCCGGCAACGCATGGGTTTACGGCAACGCAAGGGTTTCCGGCAACGCAGAGGTTTACGGCGACGCATGGGTTTCCGGCAACGCATGGGTTTACGGCAACGCATGGGTTTCCGGCGACGCAGAGGTTTCCGGCAACGCATGGGTTTCCGGCAACGCAAGGGTTTCCGGCGACGCATGGGTTTCCGGCAACGCATGGGTTTACGGCAACGCAAGGGTTTCCGGCGACGCAGAGGTTTCCGGCAACGCATGGGTTTCCGGCAACGCAAGGGTTTCCGGAAACGCAAGGGTTTCCGGCGACGCAGATTATGCATTAGTACAGGGCTTCGGAACAGAATTCCGCTGCACAACTTTTTATAGGGGCAAAAATAAAAAAATAATGGTTAATTGCGGGTGTTTCCATGGAGACTTGGAAGGATTTAGAAAACAGGTAAAAGAAACACGAAACGGAAAAATAGCAAAAGAATACCTAATGATTGCTGATTTAATGGAATATCATTTCACAAGCGAGGATTCTAGCGATGAATAGCGTACTACAAACTAAAAAAGAGTGTTTTTTCTGCAAAACAACCCAAAATTTACATAGGCATCACGTCTTATATGGCAGCAGCAACAGAAAACAAGCCGAAAAGTATGGTTTTACAGTTTATTTATGTTTAAATCACCATACCAACGGCGGCGAGGCAGTGCATCGCAATCCCAACGGACCACTAGACAGGTACCTCAAGGAGCTGGCGCAGAAGTACTGGGAGGAGAACAACGGAACGAGGGAAGAATTTATCAAAACATTTGGGAGGAATTACCTGTGAACAAATTTAAAAATAAAAAGATTTTTACGACAGCCGGAAAGTTTGACAGTAAAAAAGAAATGCATCGCTATTTAGAACTGGCGGCGATGCAAGAAGCGGGGAAAATTACAGGATTAGAGCGACAGGCTAGATACATCCTTATAGGCAGCCAGAAACGAGAGGATGGCACTACAGAACGCCCCGTATCATATACAGCAGATTTCCGCTACACAGACAAAGAGGGAAAGATTGTTGTTGAGGACGTAAAATCCCCGCGCACAAGAAAAAATCCGGAATACATCATCAAGAGAAAACTGATGCTTGAACGGTATGGCATCACGATCAGGGAGGTGGCGTAATGAAAAAAACAGGAGACTCAGAAGCAAGAAA